TGCATTGGCAGGAGAAAGTAAAGAGCTTGCTATTGCATCAGCAATTATTGATACTTATGTAGGTGCAAACAAAGCATTTGCTCAAGGAGGTGCGTTAGGTTTTATTTCAGCAGCAGCAGTAATTGCATGAGGTGTATCGAATGTTAGAAACATAATGCAAACTGAGGTCAAAGGTGCAGGAGGTGGTGCATCAGCATCAATACCAAACGCATCTCCAATAGGCAATACAATAGGTCAAGCTATTCCTGTAAATGCTAACCTAAACGATTTAGTTAATCAAGGAAACGATGCTCCTCCTGTACAAGCCTATGTAATTTCACAAGAGGTAACGGATTCACAAGAAGCAGATTTATACATTAAAACTCAAACTGTATTATAATGAAAAAGAAAGACGAAGAGAAGCGTAAAAAAAAGAAATACGACAAAATGAAATTAGTTGAGTTCGTGCTTAACGAGAATGATGCAGATGTTGGTGTCTTTGCTATTAGCTTAGTAGAAGACCCTGCGATAGAAGAAAACTTTATGTATTTCTCTAGATCTGGCAAGCCTCAAAAGTTTGCAACACTAAACGATGAGAAACGCATTGTCATGGGTGCAGTAATGATTCCTGACATGCCTATATTAAGAGTTGATGCAGAGGGCGAAAAGTACAACTGCTTCTTTAGTAAGGAAACAATACGCAGAGTTGAGGAGCTTTACATGATTAATAGCAAACATCAATCAGCAACTTTAGGACATGAGAGAGCAGTAAACGGAGTTACCACAATCGAAACTTGGATTGTTGAAGATTCAAAGATTGACAAGTCTGCATTGCATGGGTTCAATTATCCTGTTGGAACTTGGGTTGCTTGCATGAAGATTGAGAACGAAGATGTTTGGAGTAACTATATAAAAGAGGGCGAGGTTAAAGGTTTCTCTATTGAAGGCTATTTTGATACTAAAGAATCTGAGGGTATTAAAATGGAGAAAGAAGATGTATTAAGTAAGCTCAGACAAATCATAAAGGATAGCGAAAATAAAACAAAGAAAAACTAACCCTATTTAATAGAATAGAAACAAACCCTAAGAAATGGAAGCATTAGACAAAATCAAAGAAATTTTGGGTATGGTGGAAGTGGTAAGCGAAAACGAACCTACTCCTGCTGAGTTATCCGAAGCAAAAGAACATTTAAAATTCGAGGAAGCAACTCTTGAAGATGGTACTATTATAAGTGCAGATTCATTTGATATTGGTAACGAGGTGTTTATCGTTGTAGAAGATGAACGTCAACCAATGCCTGTTGGAGAATATGTTTTTGCTGATGGTACTTTGCTAGTAGTAGAGGAAGAGGGAATTATTGCTCGAATCGGAATACCTGAAGAAGAGGTTGTTGAAGAAGTAGTTGAGGATTCAAAAACTGAAGAACTCAGCGAAACTAACACCGAAACAAAAGACGCATTAGTGCAAGCGATTGGAGTGCTAGAGAATTTAGTACAGGAATTTGCAAGCATTAAAGAAGAGTTCAATACTTTGAAAACTGCAAAAGAAGAGGCAGTTGCTAAAGTTGAGGAGTTCGAGAAAGTAGGCGAGGAGATAACTCCAAGTCCAGAGGGAAAGACATCAGAAACTAAATCAATGGTTGAGTTTTCTAAGTTATCCCCACAAGAGAGAGTTCAATATTTAATTAATAAAAACCAAAATATTTAAGAAATGGCAGATTCGTATACTAAACTGTATGCAGGGAAAGCAGCAGCAGGGTTTATGAGTGCATCTCTACTAAGTGGAGAAACACTTGCAAAAGGATACTTGACTGTGTTACCAAACGTAGCATTTAAAGTAAACCTAAACAATTTTAATTTAGCAGCAGCAGCAGTAGCAGATGCAACTTGTGATTTTACAAGTGCAGGAGATGTTACTTACGTTGAGAAAGCTCTTGCACCAAAGCGTTTACAAGTAAACAGAGCATTGTGTAAAAACGATTGGCTTTCAACTTGGGCAGGTGCAAACATGAGAGCAGGTCTGGATGGTACTTTACAATCTGACTTCGCAACTTACTTAATCTCTTATGCAGGTTCTTTAGTAGGGCAGCAAGTAGAGAAGTCAATTTGGCAAGGTGCAGCAGGTACAAGTGGAGAGTTTGACGGTTTCCAAGCGTTACTTACTGCCGATGGTGGTGCAGATGTAGCAGCAGTTGGTGGTGGTATTACTGCTGCAAACGTAATTGCTGAGATTGGTAAAGTTCGAGATGGAATTGCAGATGCAGTTTACGGACAGGATGACTTATGTATCTTTATGGGTACGGCAGCATTCAAATCTTACATCTCAGCACAAGCAGCTTTAGGTTACTTAAACCAATACCATGCAGGTGTAACTGAGTCAAACTTTGAGGGTATTCCAATTAAGTGGTGTCCAGGTATGGCAGCTAACGTAATGGTAGCAGGTCGTAAATCTAACTTGTTCTTTGCAACAGACTTAGAGGGAGATATGACTGAGGTAAAACTACTTGACCAAACTATGGTTGATGGTTCAGATAATGTTAATCTAGTAATGAAGTTCAATGCAGGTGTAGGTTACTCTACAAGTGCAGACATCGTTCTTTACGCATAATTCGTTAAGGTATGGCATGTGCATTATTAAATGGTAGAGGCTTAGAGTGTAGAGAAGCAGTAGGTGGTTTAAGAAACGTCTACTTTGCTAATCATGATACACTTGGAGCTTATACAGTAGACGCAGACGGACAGTTAACTGCCGTTGCAGGTACAACAAATGTATTCAAATATGCCTTGAACCCTCAAAGCTCTGAATATACTGAAACTATTACTGTGTCTGAGGACAATGGTACGGTATTTTATGAGCAAGTAACTACATTAATGTTACCAAATTTAAGCAAGGCAGCACTTTCTGCTCTTCGCTTATTGACACAAGGTCGCTTTCAAATCTTCACAGAGGATAATAATATAATTGAAAGTAAAGGATTTGGAAATTGTTATTTAGTAGGTGCTTACAATGGTGCTACTGTTACAGGTGGAACTGTTGCTTTGGGTAAAGCTCTTGGCGATATGAGTGGCTATACATTGACGATAACATCTAGGGAAAAAAGGTCAGCTCTAATTATTGAGGAGGGAGCTACTACAATATTTGATGCTCTTGGTAGTATTACAGTTGTAGATTCATAGATTCGGTTTATAATATTAAGACCCTTGCAGAGATGTGAGGGTTTTTTTTGCTCTATATTAAAACAAAACAGGTAGTTTACTATTTATTAATATACTTAAAAAACAAGATTATGCCACAGAATACAATAGTAAGACAAGCAGCAACTGCTTTAGCAGTAACACCAAGCGATGGAACTGCAATAGTAGGAGCATCTTTTAACTCTCCTGCTGCATTATTTGTAGGTACAGGAGGAGATATAAATGTTATCACTTTAGGTGGCTCTACTGTCTTATTAAAGAACATAGCAAACGGAACATTTTTACCTGTTCAAGTTACGCATGTAAAAGCAACTGATACAACTGCAACTGACATAGTAGCTTTATTCTAAATAGGGCTTTATGTTAGTAAACATTATACAAAATACAATAAGCAGCTTTATAAGTGCAGGATTTAGTGTAATTACATCCAATCTAAAGATGTGGCTTGGATTTGAAACGAGCAGCATTGATGGAGATGAACAAATCACACCTGACAAATCGGGTAACAATAATGTAGGCGAGTTGTTTACAGGTAAGGCTCTTGAGTTTGATGGTTCAACAAGTTATATTGCTGCTGATGGTTTTGCAGGCACATTAAGTGATAATACTGCTTTTACTATTGTAATGTGGTTTAAGTCTAATCAAGTTAGTCAAACACAACCGTATCAAAATATTCAAATGTCAGGGCTAAAAAGTGATGGTGCTTCAAATGTCTTTAAATTTGGTGCAAGTGCTAATTCAACTTTAAAAGGAATACACTATCAAGATACAGCAGGAGCTTCAAATAATTATAAAATTAATGATACTGTTAATTATAATGATAATGTTTGGCACAGATTAGTAATATCTAGGGAACAAGGAACAGGTTATCAAACTGCTTACTTTTATGTTGATGGTGTAAATATAGGAAATTGTCCATCTCAAATAGTGTGGACTGACTTGTCAAAGTTTTCAATCGGTCAAGAATACGATAGTGGAAATACTCCAAGTGATTTTTTCAAAGGTTTAATTTCAGACGTTCAAATATACGATAAAGATTGGCTTCAAACAGATGTTACATTTGATTCAGCAAACCCAAAAATCTT